ACACCAGAAAATACAAATGTCTTAACTCCATTACTCTCAGTACCTGTTGTTGTTAAATATGATACCTCAATACGTGAATTATTTTCTAATTTTTTACCAAGTACACCATCTCCCATTAATACTTCATATCTTTGATCTTCAATTTCATCTAAAAAATATACTTTTGAGTCACCATCTACACCTAAGATGTTATCAGCAAGCAAATATGGTTCATTAAATGTACCACCGCCAGGATATATCTTAACTCTGACTGTGTTTGTATCAATATTTTCATTGTCTAAGATAAATCTTTGACTTTTAAGGGCAGTATTTACAACAAATGTGTTAGTTAATTGTGTTCCTTCCTTAATTGCTACGTTTGTAAAGGTCGCAACATCATTTATTACCTGTCCTGTAACATCATCAGTTACAACATAAGAGTAAATGTTATTATCATAGGAAGAAATAAAACCTGTTCCTGCTTTTAATATTAATTCTGTGTCAGATGTGGGAGTGCTATAGTTAACAGTAAATGAAACATATGCTGTAGGGGAAGTTGCTGACTTAGGTCTATATCCTAATTGTTTTGCGACTGCTACTACATTGTCTCTCAACGTTGCTGAATCAATGAATAGTTCATTGATAACCATATTGGTATTAAACGCTGTATAATAAGTATTGTAAGCAAGTGTGTCTATAAGAGTTGCTAGTGCTGATCCTTCAAAATCATAGTCAGTAAAATCCGACTGTGCTCTCATATAGTCCTTGAGAGCAATCTTTATCTGATCGAAATCTAAATTAGAAACCTGAGTGTAAGGCATTATCGTGTACGCTCTAGAAAGAAGTCTACCGTTACTGGTTTGTCGTCTCTACCAACAATTTTATAAACAAGTTCTACATTGTATCCATTATTGTCAAAGTCAATAGCACAAGTAATTCTATCAACCGAAATTCTTGGTTCGTAACGATTGATAGTTTGTCGTATTTCTTTTTTAATTAACGCAGCAGAACCGTAATCTAATGGTTCAAATAACATGTCCATTAGACCAGAACCTAACTGAGGTTGAAAGGGTCTCTCACCTTTCTTTGTCATTAATAGGTTTTGTATTGATTGTGATATCGCAGCCTTATCCTTCACTACTACTAAATCATCAGTAACAGGATGTTTTTTAAATGTAACACTCAAATCCTTGAATGTTTGGAACGTCGGCATTTAGACACAGCATGGCTGCTTTTATTTATCCATCTTTTCTAAAGTTAGTGCACTCGTCAAGGAATTCCTTCTTTCTCTTCATCTCAAACAATTCTCTATCATCATTCTTTTCGAGTTTATCTGTTAGAGGTAGTGCATCGTATTCAGAGATGAGTTTCTTACCACTCTTTACAAATTCCTCACTTTTATCTACTTTAATTACCATTTGTTTTCTCCTTAGGTGTTTCCCAGAAATAATCATCAGTATCTCCTAGTCGCCCCCACTCAGTCCCATTCTCGACTTGGTACTCTATGGTAGAAACCTTAAAGTCTGGTGTCTTCGGTTCTTGAGGGGTTATAGAGAGGTCATACAAACGCATTCTATTATTAGGATACAATGCATACTGTCCATTCTCTAATTGAATACAATTATGACTCTTATGCTCTTGTGGTACTTCGCTTACATTATTATCTATCACATCAGGGTTTGCATGATAATTATCTAATGTAAAGATATACTGACCTTTCATCAGACCATGGTCTCTTGTCCGTATCTCCACATCCATAGAAGATATGAAACCTTTATTAATTGCCATCACCCCATAATCCATACAATTCCAAAATTGCAGATTCTCTAGACTCATATCGGGCGTCGGCGTTTTCGGTGCTCGGAGAAAGGCACTTATAGGAAGTTTATCATACATCGCCCCATACTCAGGCAAATACGTCTCAAAATAAAAAGCACGACCAGGTATACTCTTACAAGCAACCCAGACGCCCTCTACAAATTCTCCAAACCCACTCTGATGGTCAGTAAGATACTCTTTTCTTACCCACACCTTCTCAGAAGGGAGATTACAAATTAAATTCATGATTTACGGTGAAATACCTCTACATATGAATCACACTTAGGACAGTGAAAGTTAGAAAAGAAATCATAGTCAGATTCTTCCCCATCATTCAACTCTTCCATAGAACAGTCACCACCCCAGATGAGTTCAGCGTCACAATGCCAACACTTCATTGTATCACAGGCATTCTATTGTCTTCATAAGGTTCCATACTTCTTGGAGGTTCCTGCATAAGTCTTTTCTGTATCATGATGCTGATGGTCTTATCAAACCATGCATCCAGTGACTTAGACATCTGTCTGTAACCAGACCCAACATAAAGTTGTCCTGCAACTACTGCAAAAGTAGCAGTACCCCAGAACATGTAATATGCAGATGACTTGAATTGATTCTTCACTTTCGTAATATAGTTCTTACTCACTTACCTTGTCCTCTATATCTCTTCCTTGCTTTATTTCGACTAGTCGCAGAGTACTTGGTATGTGATCCAGTACCTTGACGTGATTTCTTAGGTTTTGACTCTATAGTATCTGTTGTACTCCAACCACCTGTTGCTTTTGCCATTAAATATTCTGTCCTCCAGAAGTTCCTATATGTATTGTACTACTTAACCATGGTGCTGTCAAGGGTCTAGGTGTACTGATTCCAACAATTGTTGCACTATCACCTTGAACAGCGGGTAACCTTCCATTAATAAACACTGACGTGTTAACAGTTGGAGTAACCACCCTATCTCCTGTACTAAGACACTGAGGTATTCCTCTCCTAATGCCATTGACTATGCTTGGTAAACTTGCTGCATCATATATCGGTACAGGTATCTGACCTACTCGAACATTTGGTGAAGGAAATGGAGATCCTTCGAGTGGTTGTGCAGGGTAATCACAGAAAGGACCTACCGATGCTGTATCACTCGTCTGTTTACTAATTAAAAATGCCATTATTGAAAATAGTTGAAGTTAATTACAAAACGTGCTTTAGCATTGCTAGGTGTTGACCCTGCATGCTTTAAGTGTGAAGGAAACGTTATCATACGATTCTCTATACTATTGTATCTATCTCCGTTCTCAAAAGTAGTACGACCATCATTGCTATTAATATAGAATATACTTGTAGTATGTCCATAATCTCCTACGTCAGTATGCATACCACCAACTCTTACCTTATCAGTCTTTAACCTACAGTTTGCTTTGATTCTAACCCAAACAGAAGGATCAAGTTTATCCAGAATAGGTGCTATAATATTCATATTGTCTGATACAACACCACGATTGGGATACCAGAATAAATGCATAAACTGAAAGTCATCAGGATGATCTACATCATGATCTACAACATGATCACAATACATCCATAAACAATCATTCATGAACCATTCTTGTAATTTCTTAAATTGTATCGGTAATAAAAAATTATCTTCAACTTTTACTGTCATTACAATCACAAATATTTAAAAGTGGTTCCATCTTCTCATAGACTTCGTTGACGTTACTCTCAGATTTACGACTCTTCCATAACTGTAGCACAATTACTTCGAGTTCTTTCTTAGTTACATCAATCAACATTCTCAGAACCTCCAATTTGACTCAGCATACGAGTTGCAAAATCATACATTATCTTATGTATCGGTATTTCGCATGACTCATACACAGGTTTCTCTATGTACTCTGTATCCTTCAGAGGATTATCATCAAACCATGCATCATAAGGTAATTTGTTAGGTGCTGGTATTGTCATTCTCTCTTAAACATTCGTCAATGTACTGAGGATGGTCTTTCAGAAAAGGAACGTCTTCCTTAGCATGTTGCATTGCATCAAATGTATTATCTGCATACTCGCAGATTTCAAAGTGATGTCTTTGCTGGTCGTGATAACCTATTGTGTAGTGTGACATTAAACTGCTTGAGATAGTTTTGCTAGATCTTCTTTGAGACCTTCGACATTATTGTGTAGGAAGTCGAGTGTCTGAGCGACAGTCTCGTAATCCTCACCCGTTGGTCGCTTGTACATCAATGATGGGTTCGCCAGTTTCTCCAAAGTCCTCTCTAGGGTGTTTAATTTCTCGGACTGCCATAGGAGTGTCTTCTCCAATTCGTTCAATCTGGTCGATAACTCTTCCATTGTTCTGGTCTCCTCCATTATATGCTTTTGCTGCACGGTTTTCAAACTGGTCACAGAAACTATCGAAGTCATTGAGCATGTCCTCGTAGTCTAGACCGTCATCTTCAAAAAATTGGTGTGCGACTTTTTTCATGTTTTTTTACCAGGAAAATTTTTTGGGTTTTTTTGGTTTTGGTTT